CCCGCTACGGGTGGCGAGCCGACTCTGACGCGTTTCATGCGATGGATGCGATGCTTGAATTAGATCTCATCAATAAGCGCATCATCGCTGAGATCCTAAGTAGACTCGCGTCTAACGGTATTCTACTGTACGACCGGCAGAAGCTGTCATTCCCCTCGGTGGAGCAGCCTGAGGGTGCAGATCAAGTCGATCCATTCGCTGCTGTGCTCGTGGATGTGGCATCACGCGGGATCAAGGATCCCACGTCGCCTGAAGCCACGATCCCGATTCCGATCGGGTTTGATCTTCAGGATTCGTCCAACGTAGACCCGAAGGCGTTGATGCAGCATGTACGGCTTGCTGAGTTTCTTGACGAGAAGCTCCTAGCTGAGCGGGACAGTGCAGTAAAGCGTTTGGCGACTAGTCTAGACTTGCCCAGTGAGGTGCTGCTGGGCATGTCCGGAATGAATCACTGGGGTGCCTGGCAGGTCGAAGAGACCGGCATCAAAATCCACATTGCACCATTTGCAGAGCTTATCACACATTCACTCACCACCGGGTACTTGATCCCGTACCTCAAGAGCGCAGGCGCCCCGCTTGTCGGACCAAACGGCGGGCGGCTCATCATTTGGTACGACCCAAGTGAAATTACTGTCCGACCTGACCGGTCGGCAAACACATTGGAAGCGTACCGGCTCGGTGAAGTCTCAGGCTCCGTATTGCGTCGCGAGCTTGGACTTAACGAAACTGGCGACAAGCCAACACAAGCCGAGCTTCGTGAGTGGCTGACATTGAGAATGGCAAGTGACCCGGCTACCGCACCGAGCATTTTGGAGCTCTTGGGCGGACCGAGCATCGCACGCACTCCGGTAGGCGCAGGTACATCTACATCTAATGTAGACAAAGATGATGATGCGCCTGTGGATGAAGGCGAGCGCACGGGAACTCCGAACACTAAGAATGACCCGCCGCCGAATGCGAGTAATGTGTCGCTTTCCACAGCACTCGATGTGATAATGCAAGCTCCGCCGGATCAGCTTGCCGCGGCGGTTGAGCACTTGCAAGCGCATCTCAATACATTGCGTCCCAAGGCTTCCCAGTGGGTGGAGGCTGGCGTGCCGCTGGACACTCGTGTCACGCCAGTGAGGCGCAATGGCGCTAAGTCTCCAAGCGAGACTGAGGCCAGCCTATGATTGAAGTACCGGGAACAGAGCTTCGTGAGATTATCACGGTAAGCGAGCTGTTCGCGTCGCTTGTGGACAAAGAAATGCGTGCCACAGTTGAACGTTCAGTTGAGAACATTGGACACGTTCTCGTGGCACAGACGATGCCAGAAGCGGCAGATACAGATGACTTGAACGTCATGCTCGCAATCTGGCGAGAGCGCGTCACGCAGTCGTTGTTGCCGCAACTTCAGGCTATCGTGCTCGCGGGTATTGCATCTCAAATTAGAGGTGTAAATACCGCTATGGGTGAGCCAGTCATCACCGAGTTCGATGAAGATACCATCACCCGGGTGATTCTCGCTGGTGCAGAAAATCGTCTCTCAAACATCGGCGATTCTCTATGGGAATCGGCGCGTCGTCTTCTCTCAGAAGCAATCGAACAAGGTGCATCAATTCCAACGATGGCTGCGCGTGTGCGCGAGGCACTAGATGTGACACGGGCACGAGCTACAACGATCGCGCGCACTGAAGTCATTGGAGCGTCAAACAAAAGCTCGATTGAGGTAATGCGCGCCACCGGGCTAGTGGCCGAGAAGAAGTGGCTAGCCACATTCGACAGTCGTGTACGTTTAACACATATCGCAGCGCATGGTCAAACGGTAAGACTTGATGATGCATTTATTGTAGGTGCTGCTACATTGGACCACCCAGGTGACCCAGCGGGGGAGCCAGGCGAAATCATCAACTGCCGGTGTGCCATGAGCTACATTGTGGACGAAGATTCAGACATGCCGCTAGCTGCCACCGCGCATGCGCGTGAGAGCGTAGTACTTCAGACACGTGGTACACTGTCGACTAAAGCGAGCGCGTCAGCTGCGGCACCCACAGCGATGGAGACCACAGTGGATTGGTACATCGAGAAGAATCACGAGGCGTGCACTGAAGAGCGCCCGTGGGCTGTCGTGAAGACTTCTGATGGTTCTGTCGAAGGATGCCACGAGACGCGTGAAGACGCTGTGGCGCAAATGCGAACGCTACTCGAGAACGAGGCTCGCAAGCGCGAAGACGAGAATTCAGCTGATCTCAAGGCTTCTACGGCGCTAGAGGATGGCGAAGGTGAGTGCCCACCGGGATTCCGAAAGGGTCTCGACGGCGCGTGCGAGGCGATGGATAGTCTCGCATTCGTCGAAGGCGTTGCTGTCGTTGAAGGCGTGTGGACTGGTGATGGTCGGCAGTTCGCGCCGAATGCGTTGACGTGGGAAGATCCTAACGAGGTCAACATCCCGCTCCAGTGGCAGAAGGAAACGAACCACGGGAGTACGCACGATGTCACTGTCAACGTTGGACGGTTGACTGAGCTTAAGCGCGAAGGCAATCGGATCTTCGTTAAGGGCTATGTAGACGGTGGCTCGGATGACGGCGCTGAGATCATCAGGCGTTTGAAGTCGGGTACGGCAAGTGGTGTGTCTATTGTAGCCGATGACCCGGAACAAGCCGAGATCGAGTTTGTTTATCCCGACGGTTGCCCGGATCTTGACACCGTGGACAATGAAGAGCTGGATCAGCTCGAGATGCGGTGCTTTACGCCTGACCGGGTCATCTTTCACAGTGGTCGCATCCGTGCTTTGACAATTGTCGATACGCCTGCATTCGTGGAGGCGTCGATTCGACTAGTCGAGTCCGAAGAGGACGAGTCCGATGAGGACGTTCCTAAGGTCACTAGCCAAGAGTTTGGTGATGTCACGCGTGGAGCGTTCAGTGACATTGTGAAGCGGACGCCGGAGCCAGACGTGAGTGATTCTAAGTCCATGATGGACATTCTTGATGAGCTCGAGCCGCTGATTGCTGCGTCGCACTCGATCACTATCCCTGACGTGCCCCCGGCTGAGTGGTTCGACGAGCCACAGGATCTGCCGCCGTTTGGTGCTATCACGGTGACGGATGAGGGGCGTGTTTATGGGCTTCTGGCGCCGCGTAATGTTGCGCATCGAAGCTACCAGAACAAGCGCGTCACCGTCCCAATGGGCAACGTAGACTATTCGCGGTGGATGAACCGCGAAACGATTGTCCAGGGTGGAAAGCGCATCATGACCGGCGCCATCACTATGGACTGTGGACATGCGTCTACTGATCCGCGCTATGACGCACAGGTCAGTATGGACCACTACGACAACTCGTGCAGCATCGTTGCGACTGCTCGAATTGGCGAGAACAAGCATGGCGTTTGGGTGGCAGGTGCTTTGCTGCCTGACGTCACCCCAGCGCAGATTACTCGGATGCTCGCGTGCCAGTTGAGTGGAGACTGGCGCAAGCACCGGGAGAAGCCAGGTTGGCGCGAGCTTGTTGGCGCGCTTTTGGTTCCCGTTCCTGGGTTCCCTACAGCAGCGCGTCACAGCGTGCGTCTAGACCACGGAGAGCTTGTCGCGTCCACCGTCCCGATGACCTGGCGGCTGTCTGGTGACCTGCCGGAACCTGCCGTTGAGGACGCTGCGAAGGACGACGATAAGGTGGCTGCATCTACTGTAGACACTACGGAAGAGCGCAGCGTAGTTGAAGAGAAGGTTAAGACAGTGACTACCGAGGACTTTGGACTCCCTTCGTGGGATGACATTGTTAAGCGTCGGGAGTTGCGGTCACAGATTGACGAACTCGCTAAGCGGCTCGAAGCAGAGCTCGGCATCGTGATCGGAGACTAACGATGGGTTGTGGCTGCGGCAAGAAGAAGCGCATGGCACGGTATTCATCTCAGCAGGCCGTGCAGCAAGCCCGAGGGACGCTACCGGACAATGTAGTCGCTTCTGCGACTGTCATGTCTCCTACCACCGGGCAGCCTGAACGGTCAAAGTAGATATTAAACGGTGCACTTCGCAGCTCAAAGATTGTAGTATTATTAATATGATGCCGCTAAGGCATCGTATACGAGTGACAGGAATGGAGCACATTCGATGGCTCTAAACATCGACGGTCTCCCGAGCGATCCCGAGCAGTTCAGCGTATACCTGAACGAGCTCAGCGACGAGCAGCTCGAGAAGCTCGAGTCTGCGCTCGTGGAGCACTTCAAGAATGTGAAAAGTCAGACTGACGACGGTCGTGTCGATGGCGCGATGGAACGCCTGAACACGATTGCGACACAGATCAGCTCGACGCGCGCAGAAGCCAATCGTCGTAAGGAACTTGCCGTTAAGACCGCGGCGGAGGCTGCGGCAGAGGCGCACCGCAAGGCGTTGGCCGATCTCGAGGCGGTGGTCGCTGGCCACAAGACCGAGACGGAGCCGCAGTCCACTGAGGATCCGGAGACCACGTCCGCAGTCGCGGCGATGGCGAACGTGTTCGCGTCTGCGATTGAGAAGGCTGTCCAGAAGGTCGTCCCGACTGCGGTGACCGCGTCTGTCTCTAGTGGACCGTCGCTGAACCAGCACATCCGAAACATGTCGCTCGGCAGCGTGGCGCGTCACGCGCCTGACCCGAAGGTGGCTCCACAGCGCTCTGAGGCTGTAATCGTTGCCAGCGCGGACATTCCGGGCCGTGCATCTAACGGCGTCATTAACGGCATCGAGCAGTTGGCTCAGTTCATGGCCGACCGCGCCCGGATGCTGCCGGTGACTCGGGGCAATCCGAATTACGTCCCGGTTGCTTACCTCAAGCGCGATTTCCGTTACACCCTCGGGTTGGACAGCACTCCGGACGAGATCAATGAGGTCCTCACCGCAGCGACTAATGTAGACACTCTGCTGGCGTCTGGCGGATGGTGCTCCCCGTCGGAGATCTCGTATGACTTCTTCAACATCGTGTGTGAAGATGGCATGATCGATCTGCCGTCCGTTGGGGTGCTGAACCGTGGTGGCCTGCGCTATCCGGTTTCTCCGACCATTGCGGACATCTTTGCTGACTCGGATGTCCTGTGGTCGTGGACCGAGCAGCAGGATCAGGACGTCGCGGATGGCGAGAGCGAGGACCGCAAGACTTGCTCGCGTATCCCTTGCCCAGAGTTCAATGAGGTCCGTGCCAAGTGCGACGGTCTCTGCGTTACCGCGTCGAACCTGACGGATTTCGCGTACCCAGAGCTCATTCAGAACTTCCTGCGCCTGGTGATGGCGGCCCGCGCTCACCGCACCAATCAGCTCATCATTCAGCAGCTGGTGAACGCGTCCACTGCGGTCAACATGGCTGCGACGGATGAAGGCGCCACGGCCTCGTTGCTCAACTCGGTTGAGCTGCAGGCCATCGACTACCGTGAGCGTTACCGTATGTGCGAGGACGGCATCATCGAGGTGGTGTTCCCCCGCTGGGTGCGTGGCGTTATCCGCGCAGATCTGGCTAACCGCAACGGTTTGGCGCTCTTCGATGTCACCGATAGCATGATTGCTGACTGGTTCGACGCTCGCTACGTGCGGGCTCAGTTCG